CGAGCCAAAAGCAGTCGGCGCAGTGGCGAAACTCAGAGTCGACGCTACACCGGTCATGCCATCCGTGATTTGGAACTGCTGGAACGTCGAATTCCAGACGCACGTCGAACCTGCGACAGCCGCAGCCAGAGCCGTCTGGATTAATGCCGCGATGCCGTTCAGGTTCGTCGACGTGCCGAAGCTGGCCGGCGAGATCGTGTAAGGCGAGCCGTTGATCGTGATCGAGAATGCGGGCGTAGTGACGGCATTCCACGCGGCTATCGATTGCTGCGCAGCAGACAGGGTGGCGCCGAACAACTGCGCGGCCACCGCGGTCTTCGCCCAGCGGCCAACCATGACCGAGGCGGGCTGGGGGGCCTGCTCAAACCACAGGACGGCAGCCTTATATTCCTCGGCGCTCGTGCCGAAGTCGGTAGCCAGATCCGCAATATCGGAATAGGTGCGGAAACGCGACACAGGGTCGATGACGTTCGACGTCCCGAGAATCAGCAGCGTTGAGGTATTTTGCGACTGAGCAGCGCTCTGCGTGAGGGTGATCGTCGCATTGACCAACCGGCTGACTGGAAGGGTGTTCGCCATGTGTGCGTCCCAAAAGAAAAAGCCCGCTTAAGGCGGGCTCTGAAATTTGCTAAGAGAGGGGTTATTGCTGGACGACGATGTCAGTCGTTACGCTATCTGCTTCAAGCGTCCCATCAGCCGACAGGATGTTCAGGACCGGGTATGCGCGCACCACCTGGCGGCGTAGCCTGAGATTCAGGTCATACCGCTTTACCCATTGCTGATTGATGAGTTCCGGCGCGGCGGTGATCTTCTTGGCCTCAAGCACATCGAAGCCGGCGCCCATCAGCGCCTCGCGATTCTGCGCAATGTAGAGACCGTTTCGCGCGAGCTTTGCATAGCCCATGCTATTCGGGCCGTAGAAACTCGCCAGCACATTAAGCGTCTCGTGCTGGTAGAAATTGTCCTGCCCGTTGCCAGATGACTTATGAATGACCGCGGGATAATCGTCGGGATCGTCCTCGGTCAGGCCAATCGCGCACCAGTTTTCAGTCGGTTCAGGCTGTTTTGGAACGGTGGGTTGCCAGCGCGGGCGAACCATATTCCCTGGCAGTCCGGTCAGACCTACGACAAGTTGCTGGAATACAGCGTCAAGCGCAGCGTCTTCAAGCGGAGGCGAACTCGACAGCGGCAGGATGTAGCCGCCAGTCGATGAATCGTTCATGTCATCCTCCCGACAGCGGAATCAGTTCGCAGTTCGCCGCAGTGAAGCCGATGCCGAAACGGGACCAGTCTCCAACATTCGTCACGGTGTAACTGCGACCGTTCCACGTCACTATGTCAGCGTCCTGTCCATTGTCGCCAGCCTGCAGCAGGAAGCGGCTATGCACGGTGATCGAGCCTTGAATGCGCGATCCTTCCGCCAGGCGCATCAGCAGATCGCCTGTATTGTTGGTCACGACGCCGTAGAAGGGCGTCGATACTGCGGAGTCGGTCGCAATACCATTGTCATCCACGGTCTGCGTTTGCCGAGCGCAGACAAGGCTATCGACGAAATCGGGGTCGAGCAGGATTTCGGAGACGTCTAAAAGTGGGGGCATGGCTATTTGTTTCTGATGACGTGCGTGACTGAATTGCGTAGCTGCGCGGTATCCACAAGAGTGTTTTCACGCGTCACGCCGCGGCGGCGCCTCGCCTCGAGTGTTGAGTCGGCGAGCTTCGGTTGGATATTGCTATTGATTTTGGCTTTGACTGACATTTCTGCGGTCAGGCCTGCGGCGGTGAGCGCTGCATCTGCGCCGGATGGATTACCGCTTAACGCAGCGGTGGCGCCTTTCTTAAGGCGCTCGGCACATTGAGCCTGCGCATCTTGCACACCCGGGACAAGCCACGGCCGGGCAGGGATGTTCTTCGCTGGCGACCCCCTGTCGAGGATATATCCGATCTGCGCATTGCTGATCGGGGCTTCCTTGCGCTCTGGCGCGCTGTCTGGAATACCGACTAGAACATCCTGCTTTGAGAGATCGCTGACGGCCTTGATCACCGCGGCCATTTTGTCGCGCGTGATCTTGACGGCCATACGAACCTCAACAGTTTATCTGCAACCCACCGGCGCCCATCATGCGGGCTAGGCTAAGGTAGCGAATACCATATGACGTGAGCGCCCAGAAACCCGCGCCGTCCAGCGAGGCGGCGCCCGTGTCGTAGCTCGTGCTGACCTTGTCAACAGCCTTCGCAGAGGTCGGTCCGGTCATTGTGCCGGGAACGCCTCCAACTGCTGCAGCAGTCTGGTCGCGTACCGACAGCGCAAGATGGTGCGCCGTAACCAGCTCGATACCGATGTTGGTCAACTCCAACCATCGGTCAGCATTGACGAGCGATGTAGCCACCGTCAGCCACGTCTGGACCAACGAATCCGGATAGGTCGTTGCATCCGCAAACTCCGGAAATTCAGAACGTAGCTGGGCAGGGGTGACGGTCATGATTTAGCGGGTCGGCCGGGTTTGCGCTGTTCTACTTCGACAGTGGGCGCTTCGTCTGTGTGATGCAGCACAAACCAGTGCGATTCATACTCTGCAGGAATCTCGTAGCCGGCCTTGAAGTACAGCGGCCGGCAGTCGTCGCGGGTCAGGGTGAAATCCTGATTGGCGATACGGGTCATATTATGCTCCGGGAATTCGCCGGGAGGCGTCGATTGCAACGACCCCCGGCAACTGATCAGATCGCGTCGCGATACGACACGGTCGTGTTGTAGCGGAATTCGACTTGGCCGAATCGCGCCCAATACGTGGTGATCTGATAGAGCGAACGGTATTCCAACGGTGTACGTTGAAGTTCCGTCATCGGGTACTGGACATACTTCTTGTCCTTGTTGTACGCGATCATACGGTCGACAGTGCCGAGCGTGCCCGGCGTGCCGCCTACACCCGCGCCGATCAGCCACTTGAGCGGGAGAATTTCCAGCTTCGTGCCCGACTTCGTGCAGATGTTGTTCTCAAGCAGGTACGTCAGGATCGAGTAGTTCGCTGCGGTGTTGACCATCGTCGACGCAAGGTAGCCGTACTGTGCCGGCGGGATCATGAGGCGGTTCGGCATGACCTTCCAGCCAGCGTTCGCCCAGGTCGTCGTCAGGATTTCGTTGACGTCCTTGAGGATTTCAGCCGGAGTCTTGGTAGTCCATTGCGGCGTGGTGCTGGCACCGTTCGCCACGTTGGTCGGCGTGACAAGCGACGTCGCATTGACGAGACCAGCCGTGCCAATGGTTGTGTCGCCGAAGTAGACCAGGTTGTCCAGGTCCATGTTGCGCTTGAGGTTCATTGCTTCGACCTTCTGCGCGTCGACCGGCTGGCCGAGGGCCTGCGCCTTCACCAGTTCGGGAACGGTGTACTTTACTTCGGCACCCCACAGACGCATTGCCTGCGCGGTCTTGCCGATGTCGAGCGACGGACCCGCGATCGCGTTGCCTTCGTTCGAGATCCAGTTGATGCCGCCCGGCGTCATGCCGCCAGCCATCGCGAACGCCGAGTTCGTGAAAGAGGCGAGTTCGTCAGCCGGCGAGACGTCCGTGCGGATATCGATGTCGCGCGACCAGGTGAATTCGACCAGCGGCTCGTTGAGCGTTTGATCCAGACGCTCGAGCTGGCCGACGAGGAATGCACCGGTCGAGTCGATCGTCATCTGATCGTAGGTCATCATGCCGTCGGTCGTGAAGTGACGTGCGAACTTGCGCGACGCTTCAGCGATCTCCCGGCGCTTCAGGAATTTTTGAACAGACATGTCCATTGATTTATTGCTCCAGAAATGCAAAACCCCGCCGAAGCGGGGTCTCAGAGGCGATTAGGCGCCGGGGATTTAGATGTTGACCGCGATTTCGGTAATGCCGTATGCATCCGCAGGGCCAGTGAAGTACCAACTCGACGGCATGGCAACCGTGTTGGTTGTGTCCGAAGCGGCTTCGAATCCGCCCAGCGGCTTGCCTGCGGACGGCGTAGCGACACGCACATACACAGTGCCGCCCTTGGCCGCAGCGGCAACGCCGCCGAGCGAGACCATCACGTAGCCGCGCTTGAGGATGTCGGTGACGCCTGAGGTCGGCGGCGTTGACGTGCCAAGCGGGTCGGTGCCGTTACCCTGGATCGGGTAGGGGCGCAGATTCACGCCTTGCACGAGCGCCGCGGTGTCGGCCGAGTTGTTGATCGGCTGCACCTTGCCCGAGACGTACTTGACGGCTACGCCGAATACGGTCGGCGGCGTTGCCGAATCGATCAGCTGAGTCTCGATCGTCGCGACTTCGGCGCGCTGAAGGTCACCGGCGAAACCAGCCGGCATGCGGAATTGATAAGCTTGCAACGAGGGCATGTCGGCTCCTTACTTACGGTTCGCCCAGAAATCGGCGTGGATTTTGTTGATGTCTGTGGCTTCGGCTGCTGCGTCGGTCGTCTTGCGCGCGACAGTCTTGTTCTTCTGCTTGACGAGCTCGGATGCGGCATGGAAAGCCATCTTTGCAGCGGCGCAGTCCATTTTCGACACGTCAGCATCGCCAGTGATCGCGCGGACTAGATCGGCGTTGTCGTTGGTCAGTGCCGCACGCAGGGCGCGGCGTCGCAGCACGCAGATTGCGTCTGCGGTCTTCTTGCCTTCAGCCTTGGCGTCGAACGTCGGCAGCTTCACGCCAGGAGCGAGGATTTCAGCGCGCGCCTTCGCGTCCTGGAATTCGTCGCGGAACGAGGCCGAATCGTTGGTCGACTTCTTCTCGTCCTTCTTTTCTTCTTCAGCCGAGTCTTTGGTGAGTGCCTTGACGGAACTTTCCAGCGAAGTCAGGCGTTCATCGAACTTGGTCAGCACTGCGGCCATGTCCGGACCCTCATCCTTCGTTTCTTCCTTTTTCTCGTCATCCTTCTTGCCTTCCTCAGACTCTGCGTCTTTGGTCGACATATGGATATGGATCGCTGGCATGCCGCCTGCCGAATCGCCTTCGACTTCCTCCGACAGCGCTTTCTCGAAGGCTTCCGAGTCGCGCGCCATAAACAATTTGCGCAACTTAT